AACTTTTGTAAGGCACCTTCCATGTGAAGCGTGTGGGTCTTCTGATGCCAACTCATTGTATTCAGACGGCCATCAATACTGTCACAAATGCGAAGCATTTATACCAGCCGATGAGGAAATAAGTATGCAAACAAATACAGTAGTAGCTATAGATAAATCAAAACCAATGAACAGTTATAACAATGCAGTTATATCTGACCTTGGTGATCGAAAGATTACAGCAGAGACTGCCAAAATTTTTGGGGCGTCGGTCATTAAAGACAACGCAAACATCACACACCATTTGTATAACTATCGTGGGCCAGATGGCGAGGTGATCGGTCGAAAGATTAGGTCTACTGCCGACAAGAAGTTTTGGTCTGAAGGCAACCTGTCAGGTGCAGGATTGTTTGGGCAGCATTTATTTACTCGCAAAGCAAAGTACGTTACCGTATGCGAGGGTGAACTAGATGCTATGTCTGCGTATGAACTGCTCGGATCAAAGTGGCCCGTAGTCTCACTAAAGAATGGTGCAGGGGCAGCAGTTAAAAACTGTAAGGAACAGTTTGACTTTCTTAATATGTATGACAGCGTTGTATTATGTTTTGATAATGACAAAGAAGGCAGAGAAGCAGCCACTAAGGTTGCTCAACTGTTTGAGCCTAACAAGTGTAAGATTGTCACCCTTGATATGAAGGATGCCAATGAGTATCTAAAAACAAATCAACGACAGAAGTTTGTAGATACATGGTGGGCTGCTAAATCCTATACACCAGCAGGAATTATCAATCTTAGTGATCTTGGTTCTTCGCTGTACGACGAAGCGTACTTTGAGACTGTGGCCTACCCTTGGTCCAAGCTTAATGAGAAGACGTACGGTATGCGTACAGGTGAGTTAGTCACGTTCACTAGCGGTGCTGGCATGGGTAAGAGCAGCATCATTAGAGAACTGATGCACTACATTATGGGCAACACTAAAGCAAACATTGGTGTACTAGCTTTGGAAGAGAGTATCCGAAGCACTGCCTTTAACATTATGTCTGTTGAAGCTAATGCTCGACTATATATTAAGGAGATTAGAGATCAGTTTACACAGGAACAACTAAATGATTGGCAGGAAAAGACGGTAGGAACGGGTAGGTTCTTTGCCTTCGATCACTTTGGTTCTATCTCTAACGACGAGATACTGGATCGTGTACGGTACATGGCAAAGGCTTTGGACTGCAAGTGGGTGTTCCTCGACCATCTATCTATTCTAGTTTCTGGGCAAGAGGACAATGGAGATGAGCGTAAGTCTATTGATATTCTTATGACCAAGCTACGTTCTCTTGTTGAAGAGACAGGCATTGGCTTGCTACTGGTCAGCCACCTACGTCGCCCATCAGGTGACAAGGGGCATGAGGATGGCCGTGAGGTGAGCCTGTCGCATCTACGTGGGTCAGCATCCATCGCTCATCTAAGTGATAGTGTGATAGCCTTGGAGCGCAATCAACAGGCTGATGATCCAGTAGAAGCCAACACAACTACACTACGTATTCTAAAGAACAGATATACAGGAGACACAGGAATAGCTACGCATCTTCATTATGATAATCAAACAGGTCGCATGACACAGATTGATAATCCCTTTGTTGAAAATGAAGACAATCAGGATATTCCTTTCTAGATATGAAAGCTATTGTAGATATTGAAACAGATGCTATTGATGCTACAGTTATCCACTGCATCGTAGCCAGAGACTATGACAACGGTACTGAGTGGTCATGGGTAGGTGAGGAGTGTCGCGAGTTTGCAACGTGGTCTAAGAATGTAGAGCAATTTATAATGCACAATGGCATTAGCTTTGATGCACCTGTCTTGAATAGACTAACAGGTTCTACAATACAGCTACGTCAAATCCGTGACACCCTCATTGAATCACAGTTGTATAACCCAATCAGAGAAGGCGGTCACTCCCTCAAAGCATGGGGTGAGCAACTGGAGTTTGCAAAGATAGAGTTTCAGGAGTTTGAATACTACACACCTGAAATGCTAGAGTACTGTAAGCAGGACGTTAGGCTTACACATAAGGTTGCACAGCATCTTGATAAAGAGGGTGCTAAGTTTTCTAGTAAAAGTAAAAGACTAGAGAACTGTGTACGTGCAATCGTAGATCAGCAGGAGAAGAATGGCTTCACACTTAACCTTCGTGGTGCTATGCTCTTACTGTCTGAGTTGCAAGAAGAAGAAGACAGCTTGGTTGCCAAAGCTACTGAGATGTTTCCACCAAAAGAGTTACAACTAAAAACAAAAGTAAAGTACATTCCATTTAACATAGCTTCACGTAAACAGATTGCAGAAAGACTGATGGAGAAAGGTTGGAAACCTAAACATCACACAGACAAAGGCAATGTTATTGTCAATGAAGAGACATTGAGCCATATTAAAATGCCTGAAGCTCAGATGTTTAGTAGGTTCTTTTTGCTACAGAAGCGTACAGGAATGTTAAAGTCGTGGATCAAAGAGTGCCACGACGACGAGAAGGTTAGAGGCAGGGTGATGACGCTCAAAACTGTGACGGGTCGTATGGCTCACAACAGTCCTAACATGGCTCAAGTCCCTGCATCTTACAGTCCCTACGGCAAAGAGTTTAGATCGCTGTGGACTATCTCTGATCCAGAAAAGTACAACCTAATAGGTACAGATGCTTCTGGACTAGAGCTACGCTGTCTTGCACACTACATGCGAGACAAAGCATACATCAATGAAGTAGTAAATGGTGACGTACATACAGCCAACATGAAGATGGCAGGGCTAACCAATAGAGACCAAGCAAAGACATTTATCTACGCATTCTTATATGGTGCTGGTGCTGCCAAGATTGGTAAGGTTGTTGGTGGTGGGTCTGCACAGGGAAGAGACCTTATAGAAAGGTTCTTAGGTAATATGCCAGCCCTTAAAAGACTACGCAACCAAGTCACTGAGGCTGCAAGAGAAGGTTCTATCTTAGGTCTGGATGGTAGACATCTAAAAATTAGATCAGAACATGCTGCACTAAATACTTTACTGCAAGGTGCAGGAGCAATCATTTGTAAAGAATGGTTAGTTCAAATAACTAGGATAATAAATGAAAGAGGGGTAGATGCTAAACTTGTTGCATCTATTCACGATGAGTATCAGTTTGAAGTTAGTATAAAAGATACTCTTAATTTCTGTAGAATAACTAAAGAGGCTATCTTAGATACGTCTCGTAACCTAGCTGTTGTGTGTCCACTTGACTCGCAATATAAAGTAGGCAAGACATGGGCAGAGACCCACTAATAGTAACTACTACTTAGCTTACTACGTAAGCAGTAGTTACTTATTAGGTTGACATTCCTGCTTGCTTGTAGTACCATACACAAACCAATTACAATGGAGAACAACATGACAAAATCAGTAGATAATAAAATTCTTCGTGCTTTGAAGAAGGGCATGAGAGTAACCCGTAAGACAGCTATTGAAAGAGGCTGGTGTGAGAACCTTACCGCCGCTATCTCTCGCCTACGTCAGAAAGGATATGTTATTGAAGCAGTCAAGGCAATGACCCCAGACGGTGATGCGTACACTCGCTATCGTCTAGTAGCGTAATGTCTTACGCCCGAGAGTATTCCGTAGGCAAAAAAGCAGAAGATTTATTTAAACAATCAATGGAAGATTTAGGATGGCTCGTTTATGATGCAACAAAAGAGGAAAACATTAAGAAGCACATAGACTTTCATCTAGTAAGTAGTAAAGAAAATAAATTTTTCTCTGTCGATGTTAAAGCTCAGAAGAAAACTAACCGCTCAGATAATAAAGTAAATGACGAGTGGCTATGGATTGAGTTTGTGAATGTCCGTGGCGCTTTTGGGTGGTTACATGGAGAGGCAGACGAGATTGCCTTTGAAAGAAACACAGATTTTCTTATGATTAATAGAGAAAGGTTAAAAGAATTTGCGTTTAAAAAAGTAGAAAATATAGACGTAGAACGAGCCTCAGATGCTAAGTATAAATTCTACAGCCGAAGAGGTAGAAACGACCTACTAACTCAAGTATCAGTTGATGACTTGATGAAAGAAGTAGAGTACAAATTAATTGACAAAGATTGTTGACTTATAAGATACCGCATGTTATAATGTGTGTTCTTGTGTAGTAGACAAGATAGAAACTAAATTTAGAAACTCAAGGAGAAAATAAAATGGCTAACGAAAATTACGCAGACCCTATCTTTATCACTGGTGAAGCTTACTGGGCAAAGGTGTTTGAGCCTAACACGATCAACCCAGAGAAGCCTGAGTACACTATTGATATTTGTAATCTTGATCCTGATAATTTAAAGATTGCACAGGATGTCGGGCTGACTGTTAAGAATGTATCAGCAGAAAAGCCAGATGATAAGCGTGGTAACTTTGTTACACTCAAGCAATTCACTACAACCTTTAACGGTGATCCCAGAAGTATTCGAGTAGTGGATGCACAACGTAATCCTTTCCCTGCTAATACACTAATTGGCAATGGTTCTAAGGTATGTGCTAAAGCATATCCTAAAGCATGGACCTTTGGTGGTAAGGAAGGCGTCAAGGGATATCTTGACTCCCTACAGGTCCGCGAACTTGTTGAGTATACAAGCAACGGTCCTGACTTTGATGTGGTCCCTGATGGATACACGAATAAAGAAGCGGTAGACTTCCCCCTCGCTTCGTAGTTTGAAAGGAGAAGAGGGGTATCTATTAATTTAGGTACCCCTCTAATTTTTATGACAAAAACAATAGATACATTAGTCGAGGATATTTATAATTTATTTACCTTTGATCCTATTGATATGGATGAGGCAGAAGTAGACAAGCACATTGATACCTTTGGTGAGATGCTGAAGGTACATATAAAAACATTTATGTATGAGTCTCCTAAAAATCGCACAGCACTGCGCCTCTCAGCTATTGGCAAACCAGACAGACAGCTATGGTATGACTCAAGAGTAGAAACAACTGAAGATTATTTAAAGCCAAGCACACGAATTAAGTTTTTGTATGGGTATATTTTAGAAGAGTTGCTACTGTTGTGTGCTTCTATATCTGGACACAAAGTTACAGATCAGCAGAAAGAACTTACTATTGAAGGTGTTAAGGGCCATCAGGATTCACTGATTGATGGTGTGCTTATTGATTGTAAGAGTGCATCAGGTAGAAGCTTTGATAAGTTTAGGCGTAACGATTTAGTAAACGACGATCCTTTCGGTTACATTGCACAAATCTCTGCGTATGCACAGGCCAATGGACTGGATGAGGCTGGATTTCTTGTAATAGATAAATCAACAGGAGAGATTTGTCTGTCTAAAGTACACTCAATGGAGATGATAAATGCCAAAGAAAGAATTAAGAAACTCAAGCAAATGGTTGCGCTGGAAGCCGCAATCCCTGATAGGTGCTATTCTGCTATTCCTGATGGTAAGTCTGGTAACATGCGTCTTCCTATTGGTTGTGTGTATTGCCGCCACAATAGAGTATGTTGGAGTGACTCAAATGAGGGCAAAGGCTTACGTACATTTAAATATGCGTCGGGTAAAAGACATCTGGTTAAGGTGGCGAAAACGCCAGACGTAGAAGAAGTCCCTTACTAAATGCACTGGGACTACGATAGGAAGCTAGACATACAAAAGTATTTTGGTTTTGTATACTGCATCACCAACACAAAAACTAAGAAGGCTTACATAGGGTGCAAGCAGTACTGGACTTATCGTAAAGGTAAAAAGAAAAAAGAATCTAACTGGAAAGTCTATGCTGGTTCTAGCAAACATCTTAAAGAAGACATAGATAAATTTGGTAAGGATACTTTTAAATTTAAAATCTTAGGACAGTTTAAAAACAAACGAAGCTTAAAGTATTATGAGTGTTACCACCAAGTTATACGACATGTCCTTACTGCAAAACTAGAAGGAACGGATGAGCCAGCCTACTATAACAACTGGATAGGCGGTAAGTTCTATAGACCAGTACAGGACTTTAATGAAGATGAATGAAGAGCTTATTGAATCTTTATACGATCAAGTAAATAAGAACCCACACAAAGTTTTATATATATCTGTTATCTTACAGGCGTTGCTAGACTTGCTCAAGGTTGAACGAGAAGAAGAGGCAAGTAGTATAACCTTGGAAAGGGATCAAGCACGGGCTTGGTTCTTTGCTTCTATTGGTGTTACAGCCGACGACTTTGATACTGTCTGTACCTATGCAGGAATTGAACCACACAAGGTACGAAGCTTTGCTTTAAAAGTTATAGACACAGGAGATCAAGAAAATGTCAGAAGAAGAATCAGCTTACTCCTCTAACGAAGGGCCAGACGATTACTATCTAAGACAGTTTAAAGAAGAAAGAAAAAGTAAAGAACAAACCAATACCCTAACCAAGCAGGTTGGGGGAAATCATTACAAAGATTGTGGCATCCAGCCAGTAGAATATATTCATGCCAATAGCCTTGACTACTTTGAAGGTAACGTGGTAAAGTATATCACTCGCCACCGTGCTAAAGGAGAGGGAGAAAAAGACATCAGAAAAGCTATACACTATGCGGAGTTAATCTTAGAATTATATTATAACAAGTAGAAGTAAAAGGGGAGTGTATATCTATGTTTAAATCAAATCGAAACCCACAGTTCAGGTCTAAGTTCAGCGAGGACATTTTTAATACTAAATACTCACACACAGGAGCGGAGACTATGCACGAACTGGCATGTACTCTGGTTGAGGATGTGTGTCAGAACTATCTTACTCGTGACGAGAAGGACGAACTGATAGACCATATGTCTAATCTTCGCTTTCTTCCAGGTGGTAGATATCTATATTATGCTGGTAGAGAGAAAAAGTTTTTTAATAACTGCTATCTGCTACGTGCTGAAGAGGATACCAGAGAGGATTGGGCTGACTTGTCATGGAAGTCTGAGTCCTGCCTGATGACAGGTGGTGGTATTGGCATTGATTATTCTGTGTATCGTGGCGAGGGTGCGTCACTAAAAGGTACAGGCGGTACAGCCAGTGGACCTATACCCAAGATGCAAATGATTAACGAGATTGGTCGCAGGGTTATGCAGGGTGGTAGCAGACGTAGTGCTATCTACGCATCTCTTAATCACCAGCACTCTGATATTATGCCCTTTCTTAATGCAAAGAACTGGGCAGACATGCCTGTTGGTAAGACAGGACAAACTTACTTTGATGTCAAGCAAGACGACTTTGACTTTCCCTGTCCTCTTGATATGACAAACATCAGTGTCAACTATGATACTGATTGGTTACTTAACTATTGGGAGACAGGAGATATAGGAGATGTCTTTAGGTATAATATACGTCAAGCTCTTAGAACTGCGGAACCAGGGTTTAGCTTCAACTTCTTCGAGAAAGAAAATGAGACGTTGCGTAATGCGTGTACGGAAGTTACGTCTGAAGATGATAGTGATGTTTGTAATCTTGGCAGTCTTAACTTTGCTAGGATTGATGACCTCGGCCAACTCAAAGATGTTGTCCAACTCGCAACCAAGTTTCTCTTGTGCGGAACCTTACGCGCACAACTACCTTATGATAAAATTAATCTTGTTAGAGAGAAGAACAGGCGGCTGGGGCTTGGACTCATGGGGCTTCACGAATGGCTTATACAGAGAGGACACAGATATGAAACTACTCCAGAAATGCACCGCTGGCTTAAAGTTTATGAGGCAGAATCCGACAAGGTTGCAAGAGACTTTTCAAAGGTACTATCAGTTTCACGACCAGCGGCAGTTAGAGCTATCGCGCCTACTGGAACAATCGGTATTCTGGCTGGAACTTCCACAGGTGTTGAGCCTATATTTGCAGTCTCATACAAACGACGCTACCTCAAGTCTAAGAAGTGGCACTACCAGTATGTAGTAGACAGCGCAGCACAGGAGATGATCGACTTGTACGGAGCCAAGCCAGACAAGATTGAGTCTGCTATTGATCTTGCTACTGACTATGAACGGCGTCTAAGCTTTCAGGCTAACGTGCAGGAGTATGTAGACATGTCTATCTCTAGTACTATTAACCTTCCTGCATGGGGTACAGAGGGCAACAACGAAGACGGTGTAGAGGACTTTGCACAGACGTTGGCTAAGTATGCTCACAGACTACGTGGCTTCACTTGCTTCCCTGATGGATGCCGTGGTGGTCAGCCTCTTACTGTTGTTCCTTATGCTGAAGCAGTAGAAAAACTAGGTGAAGAGTTTGAGGACAACGTACAGACACATGACATCTGCGACATCAGTGGTAGTGGTGGAGTGTGCGGAGTATAAAAAAAGACTTGCATATTGTAAAAAAATAATATATAATATATATGAAGCTGCCATTATGGGGCTTCGACAACTCGCTAAATAAGGAGAACTATTATGCAAATACAGTCAACACTTTTAGATAATTATACAATTGGATTTGAGTCATTGTTTAATGACCTCGAAACAATTAGGTTAAAGTTTGCTGGTAACTATCCCCCTCATAACATAACAAAAATAGATAGTAGTAATTTTAAATTAAGTCTTGCTGTTGCAGGATTTGCAAAGGAAGAACTTAGCATTACCGAAACTGATGGTTTACTTTCCATTAAGGGTGCTAAAAAAGAAAACAAAGATAGTAAATTTTTATATCATGGAATTGCTGAAAGAGATTTTCATAAGCAGTTTAAACTAGGTGAGTATATGGAAGTTTCTGATTCTGAGCTCACCAATGGTATCCTAACTCTTAGTTTAAAAAAGGAACTACCAGAAAGTAAGCAACCTAAAACTATTAACATTAAACAATGAGAGGATGTGGAGAGGGGGCATTAGCTTCCTCTCTGCAACTATTTTATGGCAACAAAAAAACTACCCTTTACTGTTTATATAGGCTTTGATCCTAGAGAAGAAACCGCATATGATGTCTGTAAGTTTTCTATAGAGCGAACAGCATCAGAGCCTGTCAGAATTTTACCTATCAAGAGACCTACAATGGAACGCATGGGTCTATACTATAGGCAGTTTGATATTGTAGATAATCAGCTTTATGACAGCAAGGATAAGAAACCATTCTCTACAGACTTTAGCTTCACTCGGTTCTTGGTTCCAGCACTTAACATGTACGAAGGATGGGCTTTGTTTATGGACTGTGATATGTATATGAGAACAGATATTATCGAACTGTTCGAGCATTATACAACACAAGATTATTCAGACTTCTATCCTCTGTTCTGTGTGCAGCATGACTATGCGCCTAAAGATACACACAAGATGGATGGTAAGCTACAAGAAAATTACTTTAGAAAAAACTGGTCGAGTTTTGTGTTATGGAACTGTGGACATCCTGCACATAAGAATCTAACAATAAACGAAATTAATTCTAACTCAGGCTCATGGCTACATAAGTTTGGCTGGCTATCAGACAAAGCATCCGACATTGGTAAGATTACTGAGGATTGGAACTGGCTAGACAACCATTCTCCCGAAGACCTTGAAGCACGTAACGTACACTTCACTACTGGTGGTCCTTGGTTTAAAGAGTGGCAGTGCCGCCGAGCCATAGATGGTCAGTATGCCGCCGAGTGGAATATGGATTACTCTTACTTACTCTTACATGGACTTACTAATGAAATATAAAATTGTAACTTGTTTTAATGAAGACATTCTAAACCAAACAGGTAATACAGTACTAAATCAGTTTAAAGAAATTTGGGAACCAAGCTTTGAGTTTCATTGCTATTATTATCAGATAGACATTAGTAAGTACTCCCTGCCACAAGCACCAAACATTTTCTATCATAACCTAGAAACTCTAGAAGATTATTCAAAATTCTTAGAAGAGTATAAAGAACATGATGGCACTGAAGGTGGACAGATTCCTTATCAGGATATCCTAAACCCCCATAAGTTCTTGCCTCGCGTTCTTGCCCTGACTGAGTGTGCGTTTAATAATGCAGACGCATGGATGGTTTGGGTTGATCCTGATGTTATAGCTAAGAAAAAAATTACTGTCAAGGAACTGGACAAGTTATTCCCAGATGAAGGAGACAAGGTTGATATGCTTTGTCTTAAAAATACAGAATATCTAATGGCTTTTAATTTATCTAGGCAGACATCAGTAGACTTGTTAGGAGATTTTAGGGGCGCGTTTATCTCAGGTGAGTTCCTAAACTACAGAGAGTGGCACGATACATTTGTTCTTAATAGACTGCGTACTATTTATGTTGCACATGGTATGCGATACGAAGAACTCTCTAATGAAAAGTCTTACATCAATGATTTGTTTGCTTGTCTTAGAGATAAAAAAAGTGCTGCTCTTAGAGACAAAGATGGTAACAGAATACTTCAACTATCTGATACCGAAACATCTCCAGATATTCTTCCCAACAGGTATCGCCAACTTGCAGATTTAATTAGATTCTATAAGCCTTCTACTATTCTTGAAACAGGAACTTGGAACGCTGGCCGTGCTATTGAAATGGCTCTTGCAGCGTTTGACAATACAGATACTGTGCATTATGTTGGCTTTGATTTGTTTGAAGATGCTACGTCTGAGACAGATGAGGTAGAGTTTAATGCCAAGCCACATAATAAAATGTTGGCAGTTGAAAATAGGCTCAATGAGTTTAAAGAGCATATGCAGAAAAACAAAGGCAAAGACTTTTCGTTTGATTTAGTTAAAGGAAATGTACGAGATACCCTATCTATGTACTTTGAAACTGCGTCAACTGATAGAGAAAAAATTGACCTTGCTCTGATTGGCAGCGGCAATAGCAAAGAAACAGTAGAGATTGAGTATCAGTATCTAAAAGATGTTCCAGTAGTTGTTATGGATCATTACTTTACAAAGGACGACGATGACAAAATACCAGATGAAAAAGCGCAGGGCGTTAAAAAGATTTTTGATGGCGTGGCTACTAAGAAAATGGAGAAAACTCCTGAGATTGAAGGCGGTTGGACCACATTCGATGATCGGAGTATAGTTAGAAAGTATGTGCTTCCCTCTGGTGACAGAGTAGCTGACGGTGGGCATACGCATCTAGCAGTTATTCTTAATAACGAAAACCTAGAAGATGTCCCAGATACTCTCAAGCGTGTTCCTATTATTGTAAACCCGCGTGACTCTGTGCCGCGAGAGTATATTAATAACAACATTCAAACTAACATGAAGCTTATTGGTGACAACCAATGGGTTACAAAACACCCTGCCCACAAAGAAACAGGAGTTGTTGTTTCAGCAGGGCCATACCTAGACTATGAAGCACTTAAAAGATTTTTAGATGAAAATCCTGATGCTAAAGTACTAACAGTTAAACATGCCTATCCTCACCTACTTGCCAATGGCATTAAGCCGTGGGGCTGTGTAGTACTGGACCCTAGACCTATTACAGGTAAGAGTACACACAACATTATTCGACAGACCTTGTTTGAAAATCTTGATACTAGTACAAAGTTTTTTGTAGCTTCTATGACTGATCCATCTGTCACTGAGTTTCTTCTAGAAAATAAAGCTTCTATATATGGATGGCACGCCTATACTGACTCACTCAGGCAGGAAAATGAGCAAGGCCAAGAGATTCTCAATCAGCAAGTTAAGGTAGAAGATAGCCTTGGTATTCCGCAAGGAGCTACGCTTATTACTGGTGGTACTTGTGCAGCAATGCGGTCTATTGGAGTGTTTCATACGATGGGCTTTAGAAATATCCATCTGTGGGGCTTTGATTGTTGCAGAGACGAACCATCAGACAAAGAAAAAACAGAAACAACAGGTGATGTAGAGGGCGGCGAAGTACCAAAGCCTAAGTACATTGAAGTTAATGTTGAAGAAAAAACATATTGGACTACAGGTGAGCTACTGGCTATGGCTCAAGACTGTGAAAAAGTTTTTGCAGATCAGGGCATGGATGGTGTGCTAGATTTTCATGGAGAAAACACAATGGTAGCCGATCTTTGGAAAATAAATCAGAAGCGAGATGATCGCCCTAAATTTAAGGATTACTATAATGGTTGATACATTTGATGATGATTGGGTAGACACAAAGATTTCTCAGTGGGGCCATGTTCCCGACCGAGAGATAGAGTATACTACTGAGTACAATAGACATAACGCATCAGAAAAATATCAAGAACTCTTGTCTGAGTATAAAACTATGCACGAGTCTGCTGAAGGAATGTTTAATGGTAAAAGCCTTCTCAAGTATATAGATATTATTGGAAGTTACCTAGAAAAAAATGACTGCATCAATCTGCTAGACTATGGTGCGGGAAAAGGTATACTATACACAGACAAATACACAAAGCTAACAAATGAAATTGACAAGCCTCTCGGAGAACTTTGGAATCTCGACTCTTTTCACCTTTACGATCCAGGTTACAAGCCTTATTCAGTTCTTCCTGACGAGTGGCAGAAGGGAACCTTTGATGCTGTAATATGCACTGATGTTATGGAGCATGT